CGGTAACGGCCGTCGACAGCGCAAAGCGCAGGGCTCGTGTCAAGTTTAAGGACACAGGCATCATTTCGGACTGGCTTTATGTGCTCCAGCACTACGGAGCAAATTTCTACATAAAGCCGGACGCAAAGCACACGCATGAGATCACGGACACCTTCACCGGCGGCGGCACAGCCAGCGAATTCCCCGACCACGACCACCTGCCCGGCTCGCATCTGACCTACTGGATGCCGAAGGTGAATGACCGCGTCCTCTGCCTATACCTTCCGGTATTCAACGGGGACGGTTTTGTGTTAGGAGGTTTTTGAGCATGGGAATGGTCGGCTGTCTGGGCGACATCGTTTTCACGGTGTCTGACCGCACGATCGAAACGATCAATAATGTCACCTGGTCTGGGTCTGCCCGGTACGCGACCCATCAGCGGCACGGCACACACGCCCTTACGGAGTTCACCGGCCTTGACCCCGACAAGATGACCTTCGACATCGTTCTCTCCGCTTACCTCGGCGTTGATCCTATCGCCGAGGTCGTGAAGCTGTGGAACTATGAGCGCGGCGGCATCGCCGTCCCGCTGGTGATCGGCAACAAGGGCTACGGGAAATATCGCTGGTCCGTGCTTGATCACAAGATGAAGATGAAAACCTATGACGGACGCGGCAACGTCACCAGCGCCACCGTGTCCGTCAGCCTGCAAGAGTATCTGAGGGGGTAAAGCTGCCATGAGCTACAAGGTGACCGCATCTGACATCGGCGCGGTGCAGCTCAACGAGACTGACACCGTCCGCTCTGTCTTGCAGAATATCGCCATTATCCTTTCCACGCGGCAGGGGACCTGTCCGTTGTATCGCGGCTTCGGTCTTCCTCAGAAGTTCGTGGATAAGCCTCTGCCGGTAGCTATGCCTATGATGTATTCCGAGGTCAAAGAGGCAGTGGAAGAATATGAGCCCCGCGCCGAGGTGGTGAATGTGACCTTTGCGGCCGACAGAAACGCCCCGGGCAGGCTGATCCCTACCGTGGAGGTGAACATCATCAATGAGTGAGAGAAATACGGGATATCAGTTTGTTTCTACCGACACCGAAGCGGTGGAATCGCTGCTGATCTCCATTTACGAAAAAATCACCGGCGTCAGCGTGAAGCCCGCCAGCCCCGAAAAGCTGTTTATCCAGTTCGTGGCCGCCGTGGTGATCCAGGAGCGCGGGCTGAACAATTACACAGGCAATCAGAATATCCCAAGCCGCGCGGAAGGGGAAAACCTGGACGCGCTGGCTGAGCTGTTCTATGTCACGCAGCGCCCGGCGGCGCAGGCTGCGGTCTGCACCGAGCGCTTCCATATCTCCGAGGCACAGACCACGGCGATCCTCATTCCTG